GTCAGCCAATGCCCGCTGTTGCTCTTTGGCCATCTCTTCAGCAATCCGCTGCTGTTCAGTGTTAATTGCCTGAAGTTTAGCGGCTCGTTCCTGACGAGACTTATTCCAATGCCGTTCTAACCGCGCCGCCTCAATGGGGTCTTCATTATAAAGATTGTCCCAATCAGGCTCAGCCTCGGACTGCACCTCAAGTTGTGCTTTAAGCACGGGGAGCAGTTCCGCGTATTGAGCGCGTTCCATTCGGATCGCTTCGGCTTCGCTATGGAACGACTTGCGTTCTTCAGCTAATGCCTGAGTTTTCCGTGTGTAATCCGAATAACGAGAATAACCTTTCCGAAGTTCGTCAAGGGTGACTTCCGTTTCTTCACCGTCAAGTTTAACCTTGATGGTTAGATCGTCAGGAAGTTCCTGTTCGATAACCTCTTCTGTGTTGTACTCTTCATCCGGGTCAGACTCTTCGGCTTCATCTTCTTCCGAGTAATTCTCGGCGTCAGTTTCTTCCGCGTCGTCCAGAGCCTCTTCAGGCTCTTGCGCCTCGGCCTCGTCTTGGGTGTCCTCATCAGGGCCAAGCAGTTGGTCGATGGCTAGTGTTGCTTCGTGGAGGCCGATCCCACCACTGGGATTGCCGACTTGTTCCGTCATATAGCACCTTCTTTATTAAATGTTAACTCCTTGATTTGGCGACTAAGCCGTCGTCAAGGATTGCCTGTAGGCGGGCTTTCAACCGCTCAAGTCCTTTGAGCGTGTGAAACATGTCAGAGCGTCCGCCATAGTCAGTATGAGCCGACCTGCGCCACTCTTCAAAAATATCTCTTTCCACTGCGTCGAATGCCTCCTTGAGAATTTCATCCTCAAGAAGGCGCTTCGCGTGGTTAGCTTTTGTCATTGGGTCCATTAAATCAACGGCTCGTATCTAGGGTTAGTTACCATTGCGGGCTGTGCTTGAGGTAAAGCTGGGGCAGGAGCCGCAGAATTAAGCAGGCCGTATCCCGGCTGGAAGAACATAGCTTCCGGACCAAAACCATACCGCTCGTAATCCGTGATGTTCGGATTGGCGCGCATATCTTGGCCTGCGCCTATACCTACACCCGGTCCAAATTGAGAAACATACGGCGCGCCTGTACCCGCGCCATCGCCACCAGCCAAAAGATTTCTTAGAAGGTCGGCTCCGATACCGCCAATAGACAGGAGTTGCGGTATGTTCAGGCCAGTGCCGAGAACACCACCGTTATCGGCGGGGGGCGGTGTACCGGCCGTCTGCGCTGCGGTAAGCGCACCGCCTGTTATTGCGGGCAAAGCACCAAGCGTTGCCTCAAGGTTCGGCTCTATCGGTCTATTCCCCGTAACAACAATTTCATCTGGCATGGAAGGCTGTGGGTTGACAAGAGATGTCACTGGACCCAGAGTTTCACCAAGATTTGGCTCTACCGGCCGCTGTCCTGTGACAACAATTTCATCTGGCATGGAAGGGGACGTGCCAACCAGCGAGGGAAGTGAGCCCGCTATGCTGCCCGCTGTTGAGCCGACAAGGCTAGGCGCGACTGCTCGTGCTGCGTTTACGATGATGTCGCCTGCAGCGCCGCCGACGCCCGCAGGAATTGACGCACCTGTAAGACTGCCGAAGCTGAGGCCTTCGAGCGCGTTCGGGATTAAATCAGCGTTGATGCCGCCTGTTGAGGCAGCGCCTCCGGGAACAGCTTTGCCAAATATTTGGCCACCAAGAGCAGAACCCCCCGCCGCCAATCCGGCGCGGAGCAATGTATTCTCTAGGCTACGCCCTTGGGCCGCGCTCGATGCTGCGGAACCCAAAGCCGCACCAAGAACAGGGCCAACGCCAGGAATAAAACTTGCGGCAATCGGTAGCGCAACGTCGGCGATCTGGCCTAGCACGCTTTTGTTCTTCTTCTCGTTGGCTACAGTCGTATATTCGCCGGACGGGTTTGCAGTTTGGATGTTGTACGATGCTTTGTTGCCAAGCGTGTTGGTTAGGTTTTGGCCCAGTTCGGTTGCTTTGCGCGCTGCTTCAACGCCTGTGCCTTCAAATATAACCTTATTGGTGCGGAGATCAACAAGACGCACCGGCTGGTCGGTCGCTACCGCAAAAACATTGCCCCTCGTCTTGCTCGTTGGGTTGCCTTTGTTAGATACTGGCGCAGTGATATACTGGATATTTTGATTGGACGGCGCGGCTTCTTGCGTCATCGGCTGCGCTGCGGCAGAGGCCATCATGCCCCCATCGAGGAGACCATAGCCCCCGTCCATAATCGGCGCGCCGTCGTACATCATACGTTGGCCGTAGAACGGCTCCGTAAGGGATTGATACCTATTCGGAAGTAACGCCATTACATCATCCCTTCTGGTGGCATTTCTGGTTGCATCGGCATTTCAGTCGGCATCTGTGCTTGCTGAACTGCCTGCGCCATCTGCGCGTTTTGCTGGGCCTGTTGAGCCTGCACAGCCGCACGTTCCATCTCACCCTGCTGACGCAGGAACTCACGGTCACGCTGCATCAACGCTTCGATGTTGGCCGTGTTGACCTGCGCACCGTACTTTGCTTCAATCTCGGCTGCCTTAATCATCATATCGGCATCGAGTTTATCGCGCTCACGGTCGTCCTTGCGCAGCATCTCTTCGCGCTGCAACTCAAGTTCTGCGGCCTTCTTCTGGATGTCAGCGCGGATTGCTTCCATCTGTACCTGAGATAGCATCTCTTCCGGTGTCGGCTGCGGTGGCGCGGGTGGTGGTGGAGGCGGCATCATAGCTGGGTCTTTGAAGAATACAGTCGGGTCTTTGAACCCAGCCAGCGACATCATCTGCGACAGCGTGTTGTAGTAACCCTGCATGTCGGCCAGCGGTGCGCCCATCTGCATGAGCATCTCTTGCTTGGCTGCGACTTGACCCAAGAACGCCATCTTCTCTTCGTTGCTGCCAGTACCGATAGCGACGTTGACGACGACATCCATGTTCGTATCCCACACACGTGGGTCAATCGGCACGAATGTATTGCGCAGACGCACCATGCGCGGAGCATCTTGGTTCTTGGCGATAAGCTGCATCGACTTGTGGAACAGGCTCTTCATACCCGTCTCGGCGAAGATACGGCAAATCAGTTCGATATGCTGCGCCGCAGCAGTAATCGTGGCAGCGACAGCAGCGCGGGTCGAAGACTGAAGCGCATTCGCATCGAGGCCAGATGCGGCCTTGGAAATACCTGTGCGGTTTTCGCGCAGTTCGTCCATGTACTGCAACATCGGGAAGGCTTGCTGCCCGACGAACGGCATCGTAAACGGCTGCACCATACCCGGTGCGCGCATACGGATGATGCCACCGACTTCGGTGTTCATTACGTCTTCGATGTTGACTTGGCCTTCAACGACACCCGTGCGTGGGTGAATCGATTGAGCCAAGCTGTCCAGCGTGTTACGAAGGATATTCGACTTGATAAGCTGAATGTCCATCGTCACGTCGGCAATCGACATGCCGAAGAATGTGTGCGGCTCTGGATCGGGGCAGAAGTCTACGAACGGAATAAAGTCGCAAGGTTCCCAATGCAGTACCTTGTTGGCCGTGCCAGCAACGCAGACGCGGCAAAGTTCCGCGATCCCGTCGCCGTCCATGTCAACGTACACATAGCCCTCAATGTATAGGACTTTGCGTGATGTCGTATCTGTGCGGCCTGTGATTTGAACGAACGCTTGCGGGTTACGGTCAAAGGTTTCTTGGTTACCTTCGAAGTCGTCTAGCGTTTCGAAGCCAAGGTCTTGAACCTCATCGAAATCGTAGCCCATCTTTACAAGATCGGATACGGTAACGTAGCGACGGTGGGCTACAAACTCAGCCGTCTCGATAGAACGCGCACGGCGGTCGATCAGGAACTCTTCGGGCGGTACGGACTGGACGCGTAGGCGGCCCTTCTCAACGGTACGGACAACCGAACAATCGTAGGTCGCGGGTTGGATTTGCTCCGTCATACCCATCGGCGTTTCGGTGATAGTTTCGCCGTAGGTAATCTCTACGTTCTTAACTTCGACACTGGCGTCGGCCTGAAGGACGGAGAATGTAGCTTCGTCCAGACCCGTGAAGTAATGGGTCGTGACATCTTTCTCGTTATCCCACCAGACTTTCATGATACCGTTCTTACGGATCAGCGCGTCCTTAAATGTGGAGTAGCATTCGTTGAATAGGTTGTTGTCGCGTGTCAGGCAGTAGTTGACGTAATCCGTCGCTTGCTGCGCGCTCTCAACATCTTCTGGGCCGTTCGGCGCAAACTCGACGACGTTGTTCGCCGCAAAAAATACTTTCATGATCGACGGCATCATGGCCTGTACAGTATCCCGTACATCCATAGACATTGCCTGCGACCGACCTTCCTCTTCGTTACCGAAGGGTTCGCCCTTATAATACTGGCCCGCAAGCGCACGCTCCGGGCTGATTACATCGTCAATATAATCTTGCGCGTCGTCAATCTCGGCGATGACGATATTCTGAAGTTCTTCTTCGGATACAGGGTCTTCTACCTGCTCGTCTTCCATCTCTGGTTCTTCAATGGAAATCTCAGTCCCATCGGCCAGTTCAATCTCGGTTTCATTGGACATATCTTCGCTGCCGTCGTTTTCCGAGTTGGCGTTGGGAACCCCAGTATCCTGATACATACGGTTGTTCTTAGCCATGTCGGTCTTACTCGGCTTACGGTTATTGCGATATGCCATATTTTAGCCTTACTTCTTTTTGGACTTGCCAGCTTCAGACAGAGCAATCGCTATAGCCTGTTTGCGCGATTTAGCCAAGGGAGCCTT